GCCGCGATGCCCTGCTCCCTAAGTTGCAACAACACTGTTGAACCTTGATCGCCAGCAGTTGAGAACATCATCATCATCGGATTCTTGACCGCAATCTGTGAAGGCCGTAAAGCCGTAAACACAACGTCAGGCCCAATGTCCCACACTTCGTCCACCAGCAGAACTGACGCAGTCATACCGTGCGCGTGAGCCGACGCCGCGACTACTGAGATGCTTGAGCCGTCAGGGAAGTTAATTCGTTCGTCACCGTTCTGCCAACGAACCTTGCAATCAAAGTTTTCAAGGTCTCGGACAACATCACGAAACAAGGCCATACTTCGACGCTTCTGGTTAGCCACAATGACGATCGTCTGAGGTTCACGGCGAGCAGCTGCATACTCAGTTGCCATAAACCCAGCGACCGCACGCATCACCAAACTCTTACCGTTCTGACGTGCCGTTGAGATACAAGCCTCACGGAACACAAAGTCGCCGTCAGCATCCACAGTCAACGCGTCATTTACGATTCGCTGTTGCCACTCCATCAGATCAATATTGAGCACGCGCTTAGCCCAAGCAGTTAGGGCAGGACCAAAACTCTCACCGGGTGGAACAGGCGTTACCAACCTCGGCTCGATACGACCAGATATGACCGAACCACCGCTGGTTCGGGCTGGTTCCTGCTGGTTCAGGCTAGTTGAGGGTATTTGTACGGAGGGGCTCGGGGTGGGTCGTTTGTCTAAAAAAGAAAACGGTGTTTCCGTTTTTCTTTTTTCGGATGGTTTGGTTGTTGCGTTAGTTGCGTTGTTGCGGTTTTGGATTCGAGCGGCGGTTTTACGGTTGACGTATGTGGCGCCTCGGCTGGCGTTGCAACTGGCGCATGAGCCGACGATGTTGGTTCTGTCGTATGGGTCTATGCCGGCGTCGACTTCTATGACGTGGTCTGCTTGGGTGCTGGGTTTTCGCCTGCACCAGTGGCAGACGGGTTCGTCTTGGATGACTTGGGCCCGTAGTTGTTTCCATTGTTTGGTTCCGTAGATTGGGTTGCCGCTCATGTCAAGAGCATAGGTCAAGAGATACTGACGCCCAAGCGGAAGGGCACCGCTCGGTTGTCCTCGAATTACACGCGAGAGTGTGGTGGTTTGTGTCCCCCACTATTTGGCGATGTCTCGCTCTGGGAGCCTGTCTAGTTTTGTTCGGTGGACAACCATTCGCAATGTACGTTTGAACGCTGATCGGTCGCTAAGGCGTGACCGTCTACCCTCGTTACCGAGTGTTCCCAGAGCAGGGGTCAGATTCCTGCAAGGGCTGATGCTCCTCTCGTTAGGAGCTGATGGTGTCAGTTGTGATGGGAGGCTAGACGCGCTCCCCTGTGGATATCAAGCAGGGTTAACGGTTGGGTGTTTGTGTGTTTCCAGTCGAAGCCACTGGCCGTTGATGTTGACCTCCGCAAACTTGATCTTTTCGGGTGTGTAGAAGTTCCCGTTGATCGTCAAGTATTCAACTTGGTGGTCGTTTGATATAGCGATAGCAAACACTATGTTCGTGAATGTCCATTCGTCGTTCCCTGTGTAGATTCGCATGGGGTTGATTGGTTGCTGGAATTCAGTCGTCATATTGGCTCCCAATCAGAATTGTTAAATTGACTACAACGATCAAAGTATCTGCCATCACCTTCATAGCCCGCTGGTGATTCGTCATCCCGTGATGCCCATATTGTGTAACGGGCCTGAAATTCTGTTCGGCAACACATAGGACCAAGAATGGTTTCTGCGGTTTCGCCATCCTTTTTTTTGATCAGGTAAGTGATGCCTTCAAGTCGTTCTATGTTTTTTTGACCTTGTTCGTCAAGTGGTGTCACCAAGACGTGCCATAGCCCGTTATGTCGAGTGAACCTACAATTTACTTTCATCAGGTTTCCTTGCTAGTCGTTCGCTAATTTTCTCTAGGTCTTTAGGCCGCCAAACGTGTACCTCTTCGCCCGAGTCCTCCAGTGCGTTAATCCAGTCCCACTGCAAATTACTGACGACACCTTTGGAACCTTTTAATTCAACAAAGATGGTGCCTCGGAACGGGTGCGTCATGACTAGGTCGGGGAAGCCTTGGTCGCCAGTGTTGGGCGTAATCCAGCGACCCGCGCGTACTTGTGCGGGCTGGGTGTGCATAACTTTCCAGCGGTGCAATTTAGCCAAAGTGATTACAGCCTTTTGGAATTCTGCCTCGGACGGATCAGCCACCGTTCATCAGCCTGTCAATGAGTGCTGAAGCTTCACGCTTGGTTTCAGGGACTGCACCCTCCCAGTTTTTGGCTCGAAGCATCCCAAGTTGCTTGGCGGTCGGCGGTTCACCCGATGACCCGAGCGTTTGTGTGCGTGGTTGCGCAGCTGGTGGCGCGTTGGTTGTTGTTTGTGGTTCTTGCCCTTGGCGGTACACCTTGACCATTTCCTCCAGTGACGCACGTTTGTTAGAGCCCTGATACTGATAGTTCGCAAGTGCGCGTCCAGCGGCCGAAGTCTCACAGTTTTCTAACGCGCTCGTTTTGTTGACCATTGACGAGCCACGGACTTCCTCGGCAAACCCTGTCGTTGTCGGTACTAAGTCAGCAATGTCGGCATATAAAGACGCTTTCATGACGATTCGAGTGCCGTCGTCCACAATGATCTCGGTGACGATGCGTCCGCGTGGGCAGTCTTTCCAAAACAGTGGAAGGCGTTCTTGTACTGATGCGTAGTCGGCTGGGTTAAAACTCATGATTCCATATCCTTCATGTGTCGGGCCTGTGCAGGCGTTTGGTTTTTCAGTTGGTTAACGACTCGAATCATGGCTACGCACCGGGCAGTTTCCTCAACTGTCATTCCTTTAAAGCCGAACTCTTCGGCGCATTTGAGACAAATGCCGCGTAACTCGGTACGCATACGCATATCAGCCGAATTAAAGCCTGACGCGCAAATGTTGCAGTTCATCGGAAACCGCCTAGCCTCATGGCTACGATCGTGTCCTGCGTTGACTTAGTGAGATTTGACAGGTAGACGCCGTTTTCCTCGGCGACATAAGCCAACTCCATCATCGCCTTTCTAAGCATTGCGACGTCCTCGGCAAGGCGTTGAATTTGCCATGCGGCGGCTTTCATTGCGATATCGGCTTTAGCGATCGCAACAGTCATTTCTTGCACTTGGTCAATCATGGTCGGGGCTCCCTAATTTGTCGGTATTTGCCGTCACGATATACCAGCGGTGTCGCTGGGTTTGTGTCGGATTGTAGTTTGCGTCGTTCTTTCCATGTGAGACCCCCCCAAATGCCGTAGCACTCAAGTTGGGTCGTGGAATATTTGAGGGATTCGGCGAGACAAGACGGCCTAACGATGCAGGTCGCGCAAACGGCTTTTGCTTCAGCAATTCTTTTGCGTGAGTACCGTTCACCCGGTTCAAAGATGAACAGGTTGAGGTCCATGCCTCGACACGCTGCGTGATCCCACCAGCGGTCTAGCACAGTCGCCACGGTTGCCAGCCACATTTGCCAGCTTCTTCACGGCCTGAGTACAGCAGGAACGCAAATCTAAGGTTGAGGGTTGGGTCGGACATGGCTTCAGCAAACGGCATATTGAATACTTGTTCTGCGTAGCGTGTATGGATTTCGTTGATTTGTGCGATCCCGTGATCGTGACCGTTAAACGATGGGTGAGTGTGGCTCACATTAAGGCATCGGGTTTCTTTCCACAGCAAGCGACCAAGTTTTTGCAGTGTCTCGGTGTTGTTGGGCCAGCCGACCGTGATCGCAGTCTGGAACCATTCTTGGCATTTGGTGTCTGGGTCAAACGGCGCGAGGGTTGTCACTGGTTGTGTTGTGGTGGTGCTGCTTGTGGTTGTCGTCAGTTCTTCGGCGCGGTCTTTGAGTTGTTCGGGTGTCAGCTCTTGCAATGTGATTGTTTGCCGTGGCGCAATGGTGAGCGTTGGTGACGATTCTTGTACGTCTGTGATCGCCCAAACTGCAAGCATTGCGTAAGTGCCAAAGGCTAAAAAGGTTAGTCGTTTAAGGTTCATTTAGTAGTCCTCTGATAGGTCCGCAACTGATTTGCGGGTGCTGAAAAATCCGTCCAGCATTGGTTTTTGCATGATCTCTCGGGCCATAAAGGCGCGATAGTTGTTGTTGAATTTGAACTCGCTACTGGGGTCGTTGGTGATTGCGTGTTCGTAGCGCAAGACTTCGATAAGAGCTGCGATGCCGTAATGCGTGTATCCGCGGTGCATCAGCTGGTAGCACATTTTGGTGAGGGTCGGCATGACCCAAGGGTTTGCCTCTTTGAAGGCTTCGTATTTGAGCATCTCGGCTGGTACGGCGAGAACGTCAAAAAGGGATGGTTGCATTGCTTCCTCCTGCGGTCGGGGTCCCGCTATCACGGGACGCACTTGGTTGTTAGTCATTAGACCGACTTCCAGACCAAAT